GTCTTTCTCGCAGTTGGGGTTGACTGCAGACCACTCCAACACGCTGACCATATCGACACCGAACGAGCGTTTCAGGTGGCGATGCCAGCCCGGCGGGCCGATGAGGCGGCGCACGAAGCTATCGATGTTCTGCGGATGCTGCGTGACCAGGTAGAAGTCAAAACCGCGTTTGCGGTGCTCTGCCAGCATCTTGACGGCGTCGGGCACGGTGGAGCCTGCGGGCCGGTTCGGCAGATCGTTATGGGCCTCGTCGATCAGGAAGATCGTGCCATCCGGCTGATTCTGCCAATCCTTGAAGTCGATTTTTTTCCAGCCCTCAAGCTCACCGCCTGGGACGGGGTCAAAGCGCCCGTTGTGGCACACCGGGCGGTTTTCCTTGAGCTGGCGTTCACGTACCCATTTGAGCGTGTTCAGGGTCTTGCCTGCGCCGTTGGCGCCGCTGATGAGGTAGAGCATGGGCTACTTGAGCGTCCAGCGCTTGAAGGTGTCGGAGGTGAGGCCATCGAGCAGCAGGCGCGCTGCAATGGCGCTGGTGACGATGCTGATGGCCACGCCCACTTTCATGAGCGAGAGCATCCCGAAGACCTCGGGCGGCAGCGCGGCGAAGCTCTGAATGGCCTGGGTCTTCATGGCCTCCAGGCTGGCATTCACGCCGGTGTATGTCACCACGGCCATACCGAGCGCGACGAGCACGCGGCCCACAAGTGAGCCCACGATGTTGATGAGCATGCCGCCCAAAGCAGCGATGAATACAGGCATGGCTTACCCCCTTCCAACGATGCGGACAGCGAGCAGCAGCGCCACGCCGACCATGATGTTTCCAAGCACCGAAACGATCGGACAAATCTTGCTCATGGGCAGCGTTACCGCGTTGCCAGCGACCACGATGTTCAGGTCTTGGACGCACTGCCCAGCGCCGAATGCGTCGGCGGTGCTGATGCGGTTTGCCATGCTCTCTTCGCGATTGCCGGGCAGGTCTTTGGTCTGCTCGCCGGTCTTGCCTTTTTCTTTTTCGTAGAGCTCGGATTCAGCGCTCTTGTCATCGAACAGCTTGCAGGCGCGGCGGTGCTGCTCCTTGGCAATGGCACAGAAGATGGCGTCCCCTTCGCAGGCGAAGCCGGACATGCAGTCACCGCCCCAGCCACTTTTATCGCCACCGCCTTCACCGTCGCCGTCACCACCTCCGGGCGTGCCGGGGGTGTAGGTGCCGTGGCACATGCCGTTGATCTTCACCGTGCCCTCGGGGCACTTGCCATCGGTATCGGGCGGCGAAGGGTCTTTGATGCAAGCACGGCCCGCAGGTGCTGGGTGGTAGCCATCGGGACAGGTGAACGTGTCGGGGTCGCCGTCTCCGTCATCCTCCGGCAGGGGATCGACGGGCTTTGGCGTAGGCAGGGTGACACCACCACCGCCAGGGGTGCCTGGAGTGCCCGGGCCAGTACCTGGATCGGTGCCAGGACCGGTGCCGGGATCGGTGCCCGGACCAGTACCTGGGCCGGTGCCTGGATCACCACTGCCAGGGCCAGTGCCGGGACCGGTTCCAGGGCCGGTGCCGGGTCCAGTACCCGGATCAGTTCCAGGGCCTGTGCCGGGGTCTGTGCCAGGATTGGTGCCCGGGTCTTTGCTAGGTGGCGGATCATCGGTGGGTGTGCAGGTGGCACCCGTTTGCCGCCCGGTGCCAGTGCACTCCTTTTGCCCCTCCCAGGTCACGCAGACAGAGGGACTGGTTTTGACGGTGCACCCGCCCTCACAGGAGAACGTGACGTTCTCGCCATCGGTGGTCCGCTCGCCAACGGACTTGCCAACTTCACAGCCGTTCTTTTTGCACACGCCGTTGATGCGCGTATAGCCGGGCTCGCAGGGTGGCTCTTTGACGCAAAAGCCGTTCACGCGAATCTCATCGGCGCCGCACTTGTCCGGAACGCATGCGCCGCCCTCCTCGTGTTGGCCCGCTGGGCATGGGTTCTTGGGGCGGCACTGGCCGTCTTTCTCTTCAAAGTCGGGCGCGTTGCAAGCGCACTTTCCTTCTCCGTCAGGGCTGGAGTTGTCAGGGCAGCGGGTACCGACTCGCGTAGCGCCGACCGAGCCTTGATAGACCGTCCCACCGGGCGTGAACGTGTACGTGATCGGACAAACGGCAGTGTTACCGGTGATGGTTGCGCCACCGGAAAGCGTGCGCTGGGCATTGGGCGATTCGGCATTCAGATATGCGACGGCCATACCACATGCGGCCACTGCGCTAGATGCGGTACCGGTGCCATAGCCTGGACGCCACTGCTCTATAGGCGACAAGGCGGCGTACGCCTGCGACAGCGACAGTAGCGCCACCGCAAGGATCAAGCGGAAAAAATTAGCCATGCGGCCCCCAGGATTGCGACGATGACGATCAGGCCCATTGGTTTTTCTCCACCTTGAAGAAGCCCACCGCGTGAGCTTTTGCAAGGCCCCTGCCGGCCGGTCAGGGACGCAAGATCAGCCGTGATTAGCTGATGGCGCGGCGCACCCACTTGAAGGCGGCAATGGACACCACGACCACCAGCACGGCAGCACCGATCAGGCCGATGGGCGCGATCGTGTCGTTGATTTCCGAGACCACTGCAGTCACGTCGATAGCTGCGTGAGCGTTGTTGGCCAGGGCCAGGGCGCCGAGGGCGGCAGCGGTGGCAAGGCGGCGGGTTTGTGCGTTGAAGCGGTTCATTTTTCAGTCCTCAGTTGGTTGGTTTCCATCGGAAGTTTTGATGGTCTGGATGAGGGCACGGAAGGCCCACGCCACAGCCCACATCAGCAGGATGGCGCTGCTGATTGCGGCCCCTTCTGCCGGGCTCATGTCCAGCAGAGGAAGGGTGATTTCGTGTTGCACCGTGACCGTGCAGGCCGCGGCGCATTGAATGGTTTGTTCAGGCATCGGTCCTGGCCTCGGTGGCGGGTTTCACCATGCAAGCCCGAGGGACCGCTCGATGCTGCGCAGCGTGGCCCGATCAGTAACATCGCCAGCATCCGCTCGCTGCAACGTACGCAACGACACACCCGCTCTTTTAGAAGCCTCGACCTGCGTTAACCCAGCCGCAACGCGAAGCCGCCGAACAGTGGTGCAATGCTTTGGAGGAACGTAAGGCCCACGACGCCCGCTCCAGGCCACGTTGGCGGGTTTCACAACATCAACCATTTGCTCTGCTCCTAGCAAACGCGATGCGATGACGACGCATGGCGCGGGCGTGCAGGCGTTCGGCCAGGACGCCGAGGGAGCCGACGAGCAGGGTCCACAGGGCGGCGCCGATGAAACCGGCGCAAATGCCCAGGATGGCGAGTTGCTGGGCTACGTGAGACAGGTCGATTTCATTCATGGCATGTAGTCGGCTTCGGTGCCGAGTCGGTCCAGGTCGATGAGTTGCGGCAGGTCTTCGGGCTCGCACCAGTCCTGCACAAGCTGGTGCGCGCTTTCAAGGTCTTTGACCACGCCGCCGCCCGCTTCGCGCAAAGAGGCCACCCATTCGGGCTGACCGTCTTCCAGCGACGGGGCCAGGAATCGGCCCGTGCTTTGGGACTGGATGAGCAGGCGCATTTAGGCGGCCTTTTTGGCCTGTTCCACAGGCTTGATTTCCACCAGCATCAGGCGCGTTCCGTCCTCGCGTGCGGCTTCCATTTCGAAGACGGCATTGGCCGCGATGGGGAACGACGCGCCCAGGTGCGCCCACTTGTCGAACTCCTTTGCATCGTTGATCTTGAACGGGCGCGTGACGCGGCCCAGGCTGCGGCCTGCGCCGTTTTCTTTCAGATCCACCTCGCAGTGAAACGTGGTGCTGGAGAAGGCTTTGCCTTCGAAGGTGCCGACGCTTTCCTTGATGCCGTGCACGATGACTTGCGAGTTGAAACGCATGGTGTTTTCCTTGTGGCCTCGGGTGGTGGTCTATGCAGTGGCGGGGCCAGCGCCTGCGACCAGGGACAAGCGGTCAAAGGCGGGCGCGAATGCGCGGCGCACTTCGGACAGAGAGAACTTTTGGAGACGGCCTGGAAGCTTCTGGTCCTTGACCATTGCGCAGAGCTCATCCAGGCCAAGGAACTCGATCGCCGCGGCTGCGGTGGGCGCAGCTACATCGCGGAACCAGCGCACGTTGCGGACCACTTCGGCCTCGACGGTTTCCAGAGCGAGGCGCCCGGTCGTCTTGACGGGCTCGGGCGTGGCGATGTGGTCCGCCATGAGCAACTGCGCTGCGTGCCAGTCGCTAGCGCCAGCGAAGAAGTCAGCGGGGCGGCGCAGCATGTCGGGAGAGAGGACGCGCAGCTTGTTGCCGTAACGAAGCTCGATGCGAATCCAGGGGGAGAGGGCTTCAACGCCAAAGAGCTGATCGCCTTTTTCGTAGACGTTGGTTTGCTTCCCGGCCTCTTTGCTGCCCATGTAGAACGAGCGCTCATGGCCGTTGGCCCAATCGCCGACCATGTTGCACTTGAGGCGTTTGCCGCCTGAATCGCACAAGCCCGCTTGGTAGTCGTTCAACACGCGCTGCATGCCGCCTGGAAGGCCGTCGAAGAAGTCCAGCGCGAGGTCACAGCGGGTCATGTCGCCATCGCGTTCTTCGATGATGGAGGCGATGCGGTCACTCCATCCATGCTCTGCGAAGGTGCAGGCAGCACCGTACAGATTGCAGTGAATGGTGCGGCCCTGGGCCTGCTGGCGCGGGCTGTCGCCGCTGGAGAGGTAGCCGACCCAGCCGCATTCCGCGCCGTTGCGCTCGATGCTCCAGCGGAAGCGGTAGAAGTCGTGGCCCTTGCGGACTTCGGGGGCCACGGTGTAGTCGGGGCCGAGGGCGGCTGCTACGGTGTCCGCGAGGTCTTTGGCCTGGACGCTGGCCACATAGTCGGCATCGGGCAGGAGGGCCAATTCCCGCTTGAGGTTCAGGATGCGCTGTTGCGGGTTGTAGAGGTCTTGCGACTCCCAAACGCTGGGCGCGAATTGCGGGCCGGAGGGTGCCGGAAACAGGTCATCAATCGACGGTGCGGGCGCGTTGCGCAGCAGGCAGGTGAAGCGCACCCAATCGACATGCACCACCGACTTCGAGGCGGTGCGTTCGGCCAGCAGACGCGCCTTGATTTCGGAGCCGTCGAGAACGAGCGTGGACATAGCAGGCCGGGTCACTTGATCGACCTCCTGTTATCCCCGTGATTACCAACGGGGATGGCTTGAACGCCCGCCGCTGCCGCGCCCGCGCTTCGCTTGCCGGTCGCGTCCGCGTCGGGGCGCAGATCGAGCGACTGCAAGCAGTCCAAAACGTGTTGCCATTGATGGGGAGCGCGGCCCATGAACATGGGGACCATTCCGGCGCCGGATTGGCCGGAAAAGCTGCACGCCCCCTGCCGGGCTGCGGCTGGAGCCGCCAAGCTTTCGCCGGGCCGTTTAGTGGCAGGGGGTGTGCAAACCCGAGTTGTGAGATCCATGGCGGCTCCGTGCGCATTGAAAGGGTTTCAATGGATCGGAGTATTGAGAGGCTCTCAAACAATCGCAAAGCGCTTTGTGGTGAAATCCCCTCAATATTGAAGGGTTCTAAACATGCCTCAGACGATGGATTTGCTTCAAAAAGCGCTGGTCGTAAAGAACGCTGCAGCGTGGTCGCGAGAGTTCAATATCACGCCTGGAGCGCTATCCCATGCGATCAAGCAGGGACGGCTAAGCCCCGTGCTTGCTGGAAACTTTGCTATCGAATTAGGAGAAGAGCCTGAACCCTGGATGGCAATTGCTGCCATGGAGGCTGAGAAGGAAAGCGAGCTACTTGCACGGCTGAAAAGCCGCGTCAAGGCATGGCGGAGACTGTGAGATTCGAACTCACGGACGGTTGCCCGTCGGCAGTTTTCAAGACTGCTGGTTTAAACCACTCACCCAAGTCTCCGGGAGGAAGGCGCGGATTTTAGCCCATGGTGGCGCCGGTATCTGGATGCACTCTTTTATAGCGAGCCCCGGGGGCGGCCAGTCGCTGTGGGAGATGTCCATGGCAGTGGCTGTCTGCGGCATGACGTTGTGGAGGGCCGCTGCAAGGCCCAGCTCACGCAGCGATCGCCGCCCGTGCCACATGGATTTCCCGCATGGCGTGGATATTGTTTGGCCAGGGCAAACGCTATAGATTCAGCTCGTGCAAGGCAGTGGCGGGCGGTTTGGTTCTCCGTTGTGCGGCTCTCGTCAAGCGCCGCGATCGCTACCACGTCCTGCCGCGGGAGAGCTGTGAAAAACCTCTCTGCAGAACGCCATCGATGAGGGGCCTTTCATGACGACGGAAAAGTTTCACGATGCAAACCTGCAGGCGGGCCCTGCCGGCGATGGGGGCCATACCGAAGGCGCTTTGCAGGATGTCCAGACCTTGGTGTTTCGCACCCTGATCGGCATCATGCCGGACCGGATTTATGCAAAGGACCTGCAGGGCCGTTTCATATTGGCCAACCACGCGGTTGCGAACCTGATGGGCAAGCGTACGCCCGAGGAGATGCTGGGGAAGACGGACTTTGATTTCTACCCCGAGGAACTCGCGGCGGAGTACTTTGCGGTCGAACAGGCGCTACTCAGTTCCGGCAAGCCCTTGATCGCGTGCGAGCAATATGTGCCCAATCTCAGCACGGGCGAGCCAGGGTGGATCGAAACCACGAAGGTTCACTTGCGCGATCCCGAGGGCAACGTGATCGGTCTGGTGGGACTCGCTCGGGATGTCACGGAGCGCAAGCGGATCGACGCCGAGTTGCTGAGCCGCAACAAGGAACTCACCGAAGTCAATGCGAAGCTCTTTCAGGCGCAGGAGCAGCTCTTGCAGGCAGAGAAGATGGCGTCTTTGGGCCAGCTGGCGGCCGGCGTAGCCCATGAAATCAACAACCCCGTGGGCTTTGTGAGTTCCAACCTCGGCAGCCTGGAGCGCTATATCGAGGATCTCTTCAAGCTGTTGGCGGCCTGCGAAGCCCACGAGCACGAATTGAAGGCGGACACCTTGGCCGCCCTGCAAACGCTGAAGCAGGACATCGACATCGCGTTTCTGCGCGAGGACGTGATGAGCCTGCTGCGCGAATCGATGGAGGGCATGCAAAGGGTCAAGCAGATCGTCCAGGATCTCAAAGACTTCTCACATGTGGGAGAGGCCGAGAGGCAGTGGGCAAACCTGGAACGTGGACTGGACAGCACGCTCAACATGGTGCGCAACGAGGTCAAGTACAAGGCCGAAGTGATCAAGGAATATGCCGGCGTTCCCGACATTGAGTGCGTGCCTTCCCAGCTCAACCAAGTCTTCATGAACCTCATCGTCAATGCAGCCCATGCGATTGAGGAGCGGGGCACGATCACCGTGCGCACCGGCAGCGATGCGGAAAAGGTCTGGGTCGAAGTGGTGGATACCGGCAGCGGCATTTCCAAGGACCACCTGCCGCGGATCTTTGAGCCGTTCTATACGACCAAACCGGTAGGGAAGGGCACGGGGCTGGGACTTTCGCTCTCGTACGGCATCGTGCAGCGCCACCGCGGCAGTATCGAGGTGACAAGCGAAGTGGGCAAGGGCAGCTGCTTCAGGGTGACGCTGCCCATCCAGTACGCGGGCGCGTAGCCGCGCCGCCAGCGCCGCAGCCTATTTTTTCAGCATTCCCCGGGTCTCGATGAACTTGACCACGTCCGCGACGCCGGCCAGGGTCTTGAGGTTGGTCATCACAAACGGCTTGAGGCCCTGGGCCGTGGTGCGCATGCGGGTGGTGTCGGCGTGCATCACGTCCAAGTTGGCGCCTACGTGGGGGGCCAGGTCGGTCTTGTTGATGATGAACAGGTCGCTCTTGGTGATGCCGGGGCCACCCTTGCGCGGGATCTTCTCGCCCGCGGCCACGTCGATGACGTAGATGGTCAAGTCCGACAGCTCGGGGCTGAAGGTGGCGGCCAGGTTGTCGCCGCCGCTTTCCACGAAGACGATGTCGGCGTTGGGGAACTCGCCCAGCATGCGGTCGATGGCCTCCAGGTTGATG